AACCCTCGCACGCTCAACCGGTGGCCGGCCGCCCGGTTCTTCCGCCGCCCTGGCGCAGTCACGCCCCGCGATCGGCACGTCGCAGCCGAGGGTCAGGTCCGACGCTACGATGACTTCGAGTTCTGGCTGTTCCAAAACGCCGCCGACATCGGGGGCTTCGAGGTGCCGTGGGGACCGTTCGGGTTTAACTCCTACATGACCCAGCAGCCGGTGAGCCGAAAGGAGGCCGAGGCGCTCGGGCTGGTCCGCCCCGGCGAGGTGCTTGTCGTGCCCGATCTGACCCGCTTCGGGATCACGCCCGCCAAGCAACTCAACACCGGCGTGGAGGCCGATGTGGACGATTTGCCGCCTGACCTACGCCGGGAGGCTATCGCGGCCGTGACGGCACGTCTGGGGCCGAATGCGCTCGGGCCTGATGGCAGGCCGACGCTGGATGCGCTGAAGAGGGCGCGCAACTTGTGACAATATTTTTCCCCGCTATGAAAATCGAGAAGCTACCAACCGACACCCTGATACCCTACGCCCGCAACACGCGGACGCATTCCGAGGCGCAGGTCGCGCAGATCGCAGGGTCGATACGTGAATTCGGTTTCACCAATCCCGTGCTGATCGACGGCGAGAACGGGATCATCGCCGGCCACGGTCGCGTGTTGGCCGCGCAGAAGCTCAAGCTGGGCACGGTGCCGTGCATCCGGCTGTCGCACCTGACCGACACGCAGCGCCGCGCCTACATCATCGCCGACAACAAGCTGGCGCTGAACGCAGGCTGGGACGAGGAGCTGCTCGGGCTGGAGCTTGCCGACCTGCGCGAGGATGGCTTTGACCTGGAGTTGACGGGGTTTGATGGGGACGAACTCGCCGACCTGCTGGCCGAGACCACCGAAGGCCAAACCGACCCGGACGAGGTGCCGGAGCCGCCGGTCGATCCAGTGTCGGTGCTAGGCGACGTGTGGGTGTTGGGGAGGCACCGTTTGATGTGCGGGGATAGCACGACACCGACACACGTCGAGCAACTGATGAAAGGCGAGCGGGCACAACTACTTCATGCCGACCCGCCTTACGGAATGGGCAAAGAAAAGGACGGAGTGGAAAACGACAATCTCTACGCAGACAAACTCGACGCCTTCCAAATGGAATGGTGGGCGACGTTCCGGCCATTCATTGAAGAGAATGCCAGCGCCTACATATGGGGAAACGCCGAAGACCTGTGGAGGCTTTGGTATGCGGGAGGCTTGAAAGATTCGGAGCGGTTGACGATGCGCAACGAGATTGTGTGGGATAAGCCTTCAGGGGCAGGGCTTAAAGATGGGGTTTGCAGGTGCTTTGGAAACAATTCTGAGCGCTGCCTTTTCTTCATGCTCGGCGAGCAAGGATTCAACAACAACGCTGACAACTACTGGGAAGGGTGGGAACCGATCCGAAAGTATCTAGCGGAGGAAATGGAAAAGTGCGGAGGTTCCAAGAAGTGGAAGGAAGCGCTCGGCAATCAGATGGGAGGTCACTATTTCACAAAGTCGCAATGGTGCTTCCCGACCGAGGAGGCATACAAAAAACTGCAAGCATTCGCCAAAGGCGACGCCTTCAAGCGGGAACACGACGAACTCAAGCGGGAACACGACGAACTCAAGCGGGAACACGACGAACTCAAGCGGGCCTTCTACGACACGCGAGCGCACTTCGACAACACCCACGACAACATGACTGACGTGTGGGAGTTTGGCAGAGTCACCGGAAGTGACAGACACTCACACGCCACGCCGAAGCCCGTCGAAATGATGGAGCGAATAATCAAGTCAAGCGCAAGCAACGGTGCTCTTTGTGTAGAGCCGTTCAACGGGTCAGGATCGACATTGATGGCGGCAGAAAAGACGGGGCGGCGATGCAACGCAATGGAACTCACGCCTGCTTACATCGACGTGACGGTAAAACGCTGGCAATCCTTCACAGGCAAGCAGGCGATCCACGAAGCCAGCGGCAAGACGTTCGACGAACTCAAGGCAGAGAAACCATGACTCCCGCCAAGCGCAAAGCAGGCCGCCCCAAGCACGAGGTGACTGAGGCCATGACCCGGCAGATCGAGATGCTGTCGGGCATCGGCGTGCCAGTCGAACAGATCGGTCGCGTGGTCGGGATCGACAAGAAGACGATTCAGCGGCACTACCGGGACGCGCTCGACATCGGCCAGGCCAAGGCCACGAGCAAGATCGCCAAGCGGCTGTTCGACATCGCGACCGGCGAGAGCAAGGAGGCGCTGACCGCGTGCATCTTCTGGCTCAAGTGCCGCGGCGGGTGGAAGCCACCGGCCGAGATGGAAGTAAACGTCGGGATCGACAACAGCACGAAGTCGGCGCTCATCAGCCTGCCACCCGACCAAGATGCCGCGCTCCGCCGGGTGATCGAAGACGCGCAGGAACGAGTCCGCAGGCTATGACCACCAACCCGCACCGAGGGAGCGACTTTGCCGACTTCCTCACCGAACAAGACCTGATGACACCGACCATGACACCGACCAGCGACCTACCCGTCCGACTCCGCGAGTTCAACCGATGGAGGCGCGGTGACGAGACGCTGGAACAGCCGCACCCGAAAGACATCGGGAAAATGATCGACGCCGCAGCTGACCGGCTGGAGGAGCTTGAGCGCGAGCTTGCCGCCGAGCGGGCGCTTGCGGACAGGCTGGCTGAGGCTTTGGACGGGCTTGACTGGGTTCACATTAACGAGCCCAAAGCTCTCGCCGCATGGAAGGAGGCCCGCAATGTCTGACACGCCACGCACCGACGCCGCAATCGCCGCCTCTGACGGCCAGTGGAGTTTCGTGCTCCGCGACCTCGCGCAGGAGCTTGAGCGCGAGCTTGCCGTCTGGAAGCACGAAGCGAAGCGACTGGAGGCGGAGCTTGCCAAGTTCGACGAGACGGCAATCGAATGGTGGTGCGAGTATCAAGACCTGAAGGCCAACGCGCGCGAGTCATGACGCCCACCGAGTTCTGCGTCCTCAAGCTGGGCATCATCCCCTACGTCTGGCAGATCGAGGCGCTGGAGTCGGTCGGCATCGGGCAGTTCTCCTCCGTCGTCGCCGCCAACGGCAGCGGCAAGACCGACCGGCTGGTCGCTCCGCTGATCCTGTGGTTCCTCGACAAGCACCCCAAGGGCAAGGTCGTCTTCACCTCGGGATCCTTCCGGCAGCTTTCGAACCAGCTCTGGCCGGCGATCCGCAAACACCGCGACAAGTTCCCGACGTGGACGTTCCTCAGCGACGAACTCCGCACGCCCGAAGGCGGCTTCGCACTGGGGTTTTCGACCGACGACGGAGGCCGCGCTGAAGGATGGCACGGCGACCCTGACGCGCCGCTGATGCTGATCGTGGACGAAGCGAAGACGGTGCCGGACCAGATCTTCGAGGCCTTCGACCGATGCACTCGCCTGCTCCAGCTCTGGGTGTCGTCACCTGGCGCACCGCGTGGGCAATTCTACGACAGCCACCACAAGGACCGGTCCCTCTACTGGACGCGCAAGGTGCCGAGCAGCGAGTGCCCGCACATCCCCGAGGAGCGCAGGCAGCTCGACCGGATCAAATATGGCGAGGACCACCCGCTGTATCGGTCCAAGCATCTCGCCGAGTTCACCGCCGACGACGAGCTGATGGTGCTGTCACCGGCCCGCCTCACCGCCGCGCTTGAGCGCCAACCGAAGGCCGACGAGTCCGGGGAGGTCGTCGCGTTCTGCGACTTCGCTGCCGGCCGGGATGAGAACGTGCTGGCGATCCGCCGCGGCAACCACGCCCGCGTCGTCAAGGCATGGCAGGAGCGGGACACCGTGCAGGCCGCGCGGCAGTTCATCCGGCTTTTCGAAGAGGAGAAGCTGAAGCCAGGGCAGATCTTCGGCGACGCCGACGGCCTCGGCACCGGGTTCGTCTGCCAGATGGCTGAGGAGGGATGGCACATCAACCGGTTCCACGGCGGGCAGGCCGCGAAGGACTCTGACGAGTATGCCAACTTGATCGGCGAGGTCTGGCACACCGGCACGCAGGCGATCCACCGCGGCGAGGTCAACCTCGGTGAGCTGGACCCGATGACCTTCGAGCAGATCACGACCCGGCGCAGCGAGTGGAACGCGACCGGCAAGCTGCGGATCGAGGACAAGGAGAAGATGCGGAAGGCCGGCCTGAAGTCGCCCGACCGTGCCGACGCCCTGCTCGCGTGCATCGCGCTGGGAGCGCATCACTCCGGGCTGATGTCGGAGAAGTCGGCGATCCGCACCCGCGGCAATCCGATGGCGACGCGGGCGGTGCGTGGGTTCAATGCGATTTGAGAAGCAATCTGGGCCAGTTCTTTACATCAGCGGAAAAGAGCTTTGAGTCTCAATCTGCTGGCTTGCGTCGTAGCGGCTCGATTCTCCCTTTGGGTATGGTTCCCGCTGATATTGCAGGCAAGCCGACATCGCCTTTTTCTGCGCCATCGACCCACAAAAAAACACGTAGCGATGCTTCCTTGGTCGGTCCTCAAGGTAGAAGTCTGACCCGTATTTCTCGCGCATCCACTCAGCGCGGTTGGATTGCCCTCGGCTTTCGTCCGCCACTGTTGCGCCGTGTAGATGCTCGCGGCCTTTAATCTTCCAATCCGTCCGCTTGGCGCTCAGTCCCGTGTAGATGAAATTGCACGCTTGGTAAACGTATCCGACGTGTCCTTGCTCGGTATCGGCATAGCTGACAACAATTGAAGGTTTAGGCAGCATTCTGAGTGACTTGCCGACAAGCTGGCTGGCAAGGTTGGCTTTTGATTCACAGCAAAGGCGGTTCAACTCAAGAACGCTTGATTTCCAGTCATTGCCGCAAACCCCTTGCCTTAGCGGAGAGCTTGCTGGGGTGCCGTAAGTCACAATCCCGACCATAAGCTCGTCGTCGAACGCTCCGAAAGCGTAGGAGACTGGGCAAAGCCGCTTGGCGTAGTGCTTTGTTAGCATCCACGGGATCGCCTCCTTTATATTGATCGGTTCAATCCTCATGCTGTTGGCTGGTTGACGGGCTGACCATTGCGCGCGGTTGCACTTTTGCAACACTTTTCCACGCTATCGCTGTAGAATCCTCACCCTTGCCAAATCCTTAGTAAGTTGCTAAGGATGCTCAAGAATGACAATCGACGAACGAAAAGGCGTCGTCTGGCCCGTGCCGGCGCAGTATCGCACCAACGACTTCGACCTGTCGAACGTCACGCCCGAGCAGGTCCGCACGATCCTGCGGAACGTCCGCACGGGCAAGCTGGAGGACCAAGACCGGCTGTTCCGCCTGATGCTCGACACCTGGCCGCGCCTGCGGAAGGCGCTCAACGAGGTGTCCGGTGCCGTCGCCCGCCTTGAGATCCAGATCAAGCCTGCGACCCGCGAAGGATCGGAGGAGCCGACGCCGCAGTCGATGCGGATCCACGAAGTCGTCGAGCGAGCCATGGAGTCCTTCGCGCCTCGCCCGGGCTACTGGGAACTCGACATGGAAGGCGGGATCCGCGCTCTCATCGACGCCTACGCCAAGGGCATCAGCGTTCTGGAGATCGCATGGCACGCGCAGAACGGGATTATCTCGCCGCGGGCCTACGCCCCGGTGCCGGCCAAGTATCTCGCCTACCCGTCCGCCAGCAACGAGATCGACCGGCTGATGGTCGCACCAGGCGGCGCGAACAACAGCCCGCTGGAGGACTTCCCGCCCGACCGGTTCCTGATCGCCGTCTGGAGCCAAGGCGGCACGCACCCGATCCACGCCGCCAACCTCCGCACACTCACGAAATACTGGCTCGCCAGCGTCTATGGCCTCGGATGGCTGATGCAGTATGCCCAGCTCTTCGGCATCCCGTGGCGACACGTCGAGACGGACGGCAGCGAAGGCGCGATGGATGCCGCTGAGGCTATGCTGGAAAACGTCGGCAGCACTGGTGCCGCGGTGACCGGCCCCGGCGTCAAGCTCAACATCCTCGACGGCGTGTCGGGCGCCGCCGACTCAATGCCGCAGTCGCACCTCATGGACGTTGCCGACCGCGCCTGCGACATCCTGCTTCTCGGGCAGACCCTCACCACCGACAACACCGGCACCGGCTCGCGGGCGCTGGGCGAAGTGCATGACGGGATCCGCACCGAGGTGCTGCAATCCGTCGCGTCGTGGACGGCGTCGATCCTGACCGAGCAGTTGATCCCTGCCATCGTGCGCTTGAACTTCGGCACGGTGCCGTCCGAGGACATGCCCTACGCCGAGATCACCATCCCTCGCGTGAAGGACGCCAAGGCCGCGGCCGAGCGGTTCAAGATCCTCGTCGAGACCGGCGTCAAGATGCCGGCGAAGTGGGTCTACGAGGAGTTGGAGATCCCCGAGCCTGTCGACGGCGACGCGATCTTCGGCGACGACGAGATCGAGGATGACATCCCGGACCCGCTCGACACGCTGGCAGCGGCCCGCCTCGAAGAGATCGACCTTCGACCGACCGCCGAGATGGCAGCGAACGCGCAGGAGGCGCTCGACATCCGACGGACGAAGCCTGCGAGCGAGCGAGGCATGACCGCTGTCGGGATCGCCCGCGCCCGCGACATCGCCAATCGGACCACCCTGACGCCTGACACCGTGAAGCGCATGGTCTCGTTCTTCGCCCGCCATGAGGTGGACAAGTCAGGCGAGACATGGCCGGCCAAGGGCAAGGGCTGGCAGGCGTGGAACGGCTGGGGCGGCGACGCCGGATACCGCTGGGCGAAGGCGAAGCAAAAACTCATCGAAGCAGAATGACCAAGGCTGACCTACGCGACCTCGCTGCCGAATGGCTCGCCCCGATGGACGAGCTACTCGGTGACTTGATCGAGCAGAGCTTCACGCTCACGCCTGGCGCATTCAACGCGCTGGTCGATGAAGCCGTCGCAGGCATCCCGCGGATGTTCTCGATGCTCAACCAAAAGGCCTTGGCCGACGCTCTCGAAGCGGAGATCGGCGAGGCTGTCATCCGAGGGATCGAGCCAAATGTCTAAGCTCACCGTCAACGTCACGATGACCGGCGACCAGCAGGCCAAGCTGGGCCTCGTCCGGCTTTCCTCTACTGCCGCAAGACGCCAAGCCATCGGTGACGGCGGGCAGGCCGCGCTGGCCGTGATCAAGGGCTACTACCAAGCCAAGGGCCGGCCGTTCTGGGTCAACCCCGCGCTGCCGACTCACGGGCCAGGGCGGAAGGAGTCTGTCCGAGTGTGGAGTCCGGGCCGCGCGCGCACGCAGTGGTGGCGCTCGACGGACACGGCATGGGACATGAAGCAGCCGAACAGCCACGCCGTCAACTTCACGAACGGCACCATCGGTCTCGCGCACAAGGTGACCGGCGGCACGATCCGGGCGAAGCGCAAGAAGTTCCTCCCCATCCCGGTGGATCCGCGGGCGCATGGCCTGACTGCGAAGACGTTCTCGCGCACGATCGCCCCGCTGTT